CCTGTGACACGGTCTTTAACATCAAAACCGGCGGCACTCTCAGCATGTGAAAGCAGGGTGGGGGAGAACGCGGCTCTATCCCACTCAGCCATCAGTTTCCCGAATTGGAGTGAAGCGGGATGTGATGGTCCTGGAATAGTTGTCGCATTAGTGAATTTGATTGGTTCAGTCGGGCACCTGATCCAGCTCTTGCCATACGGGAGGCCAGTAGATGCCAAACCTACTTCTTCCCGTGCCTTGATGTCATTCATGAACTTGACTAAGTACTCGCCGAAATTCGGAACGTGCTGCTTGACGTCTAAGAGTTTAGATCCGATCACACCCAAGCGTAGCTGCATCGTCTGCAGTACTTTTGCTGACTCTTCACGCTCTGGTGTTAATGCATTTGAGACATCCCATTTGTCTACTTCACCTAGCGTCTCCTTGTACCCTGCAAAAATGTCGCTCGACGTATACCTGGAGAGTAACCGTTCGTGTTGTTCCCCCCTGACCGCACAATTTATGACGTTAGACATAATCGTGCGTAGGTCGATGGTTGATGCTGCTCTTGTGTCTTGCGGGTATTGTCGTCCATCAATCGGTTTCATGTTATTCCCTTCTCTGTTTTACTGTGCCCCTGCCGCGATCATAGCAGCTAGTGCGGCTGCGATGCTACTACCGTAACTGATTGCTCTCTGATCAGTGGCTTCGATGCCGAGCTGTCTGCCTGCGATCCGGGCCAACAGATCACTGTCTGGATTGGTCCGAGACGGGTAGCCACCTGTCCAGACCGGTGGGAGCCACCATTTCGCCCCACTGTTGAATGCGCTAGGGTAGTCCTGGCTTATGTATAGGTCGAACATCTCCTGTTGGCTCGTGGGGAACCCAGTGACCTGTTTCCATCCGATCGCATCCGCAACAGGCCCCATTCCAGGACAGCGCATATTGATTGGACCCATGTCCCATTGCTTAAGCAGATTAAACTTCTTATTAATGAGTGCCCATTCAAACCCGAGCTGGTTCGTCTGGTTCCATTCTCCTGGCGTGAGCTGGTGCACCCAAGGGTGTGTCTTCCCGTCTGCGAGTGCTGCGTCTGTGACCTCGATGATGCCGAGTGATTGTTTCAGGATCGCCATCCCAGCGTCATCGCTATACCAGTCAGGGTCGATCACTATTCCTTGTGTCTGCACATCAAGGGTGACAGGACCGAGCTCCGTGTACACTGTATTGTAGTCGGCTTCCAGCGCGCATCTAATGCAGGTTGGAAAGCAACTGGCCGTTGGGAATACGGTAGCGTCAGTCCTGTGCATCAGAATAAGATAGTTAGTTTCGATTTCTGACATAGCACAGAGGAATGCTGCTTGATCCTTGTCCCAGCCTGAAGCCACCAGATCGTTGTACGCAGTAACGCCACGGAGAGGACCCTTGGGGAGGATGTCTTCTGACAATGTTACCATGACTACCTCCTTAGCTGTTCAAGGGTGATGGGCAAGTTGCGGGTGGTGTCACTGCAGGCGGAGTGACAGCAGGAGGCGTTGTCCCAGGTGGGGTAGGAGCGGGTGGCATCGGGCATGTTGCAGCGGGTGCGTGGCATGCACATTCACACGCCAGCTTGATCAGCATTTTAACTTCCATGTCGGATAGTGACTTCTTCATTTCTTCGATCTTGAAGTACAATCCGGGATTGACTTTCTCAGCTAGACAGCATAGGTCTTTATGCAGCCCGCACTCAATCTCGAGGATCCATTCATTCATTGTGCGCATTTGTCACCTCATCCGATCATCTGTTGCATCAGTTGCACAACTTGCGGGTTGTTGGTTAGCATGTTTGGGCAGCAGTCGGTCTGGCTCAGGGCGTTCTGCATCCGTGTCAATACATCATTGATGAAGAAGCCGATTGCCGGCTGACCTGTTGCCAGTGCAGTAAAAGAGGCGACGTTCCGGGCGATGGCATCTCCAATGACACACCATCCGAGCACAAACCCTGCTGCGGCAGTGTCATCTTGGCACGCCAGATCATACAATGCACAAAGGAATTTGACTAATGCGAGGAATCCTTTGTAGACAGTGTCTGGGTTGTTGCCTCCGGTCGTGTCTTGTGCGGCACTGCTCACCAAACTGACATCATTCACTAGCCCACATAAGCCGTGAATGATCAGTCCGACTACCTTACCGCAGATGAAATCCTTCATCTCGCCACAGCTGTCTGGTAGAGTGAGGCTGCCAATAGCGGCCGTCAGAGAGGTAATCGTCGCTGGTGGAACGACGTTCGGTGGGGCTGTGTTCCCACCGTTACCGCTACCATTGGTGGCTGCACCCGTGTGACAGTGACACCAACGGAGTATCGCCTCGAAATCGGCGACCGTGTGG